AAGAAAAGGTTACTGATGCGGTGCGAGCATTAAATAGCTCACATGGCAACACTAACGCCAAACTCGATCACTTCCTCCGATGTGAAAGGGCGGTCTCACTCTGTGAGGCCGTGGACAAAATCAAACAAAAACAACAAAACAACGATGTCTTAGGATACGTTGAACACATTAAAATAAACGCTCTTGACAGATTAGCTGCTAAGAGACGGGTAGAACAAAGGAGCTTTCTAGCGAGAAAGTCTATTCTGTCAGAATCTGACCATAGACTTCTCCCCGAAATCCCCGATCCGGAAGAACCGGAGGTAGTAGATAGTGAGACATATAATATACCAGTCGGTAAATCCCTTATAACTAGGGAAATAACTAGGACAGTTAAGGAGCTATTTGGCGGCAAGAAATTTAAGTTTGGGGAACTCTTTGAAAAGTTCAGGGTACCAAGTACCTCCTCACACTACAATTCGAGCAGGTCGAACATGGGTGCACTAGGAGAGCTCGTCTTAGACGATGACTCTCTCACAAGTGAACTCAACATTCGGCAGCCGGGCGGTTACTACCAACCGCCATCACTCCTCGTTGAGGATCTGATGGATACTCCAGGTGTTGACTTCGAGAGCTTCTCTTTAGAAGCTTTCGGAGAATTACGAACATCTGGTTATGTCCTACAGAACTCTGAGGAGCTCGATGAAAATCTTGCGTACCTATCCGTTAGGATCTACGACTTAGCGAAGACTGAGAGAGCCAGAGGCGAGCTCTTACTTCTTCCTGAAGCGCTGAAGATGCGCTGTATATCCAAGGGGACCTCATCTGGTCAGACGGCACTTCGCCCTCTCCAGAAGTTCCTCCATGGGACCTTACGTCAACATCCTGTCTTTTCCCTGATCGGCGAGCCGATTAGTAGAGATAGAATGATGAGCCAGCTAGGTCCTCTCCGTCCTGGAGAGATATACCTGTCGGGCGACTACGCCTCGGCCACGGACAGATTGTTTACGTGGACGTCAAACGAAGTAGCTGACAGTCTTTGCGATGTCTTGGAGCTCAACATGGATGTGAGAAACCTAGTCAAGAATTACCTGACGGGTCACCTCATCTCCTGCACAGACGCTGACACGAAGTCAGTTCTGGAGGCTGAGCAACAACGGGGACAGCTCATGGGGAGTATAATCTCTTTCCCGGTACTTTGCATCGTGAATGCGGCGATTTCACGGTGTGCTCTGGAGATCGCTCGAGGCGAGACCATCTTACTCAGAGACATTCCAATGTTAATAAATGGTGATGATATCACTATGAGAGGACCAAAGTCCATCTACAACATTTGGAGTCTTGTTCTGAGTCAGGCTGGACTCGAGGAGAGCGTAGGTAAGACATACGTGTCTGACCGTTTTGTAAACATGAACTCGCGTTCGTTCGTTTACACTCCTGAGAATACGTACTTCCTTACACAGGTTCCGTTCATCAACATGGGACTACTAGGATGCGTTAAAGGAAGGGGGGAGGCAGTTAATGTCAGGGATCCCGTTGATCCGAGGGGAACTATTGGCAGCCTGTACAGAGAACTTTTGAAGTCTCTACCACAAAATCTTGTGGGTCAGGTACACGACCAGTTCATCCACCTCAATAGGGATGTGCTCGCTAGCGCCGGAAATACCCCGTGGTATGTTCCCGAGCAGCTTGGAGGCCTCGGTCTTACAGGGTACAAGTACCCCTCAGACCTGGACAGGAAGATCCTTTTCTTCTATCTTCACAGAAATGGGAAGAAGAAGTTGGAGACCTGGCCGGCCGCCGAAGCTAACTTCAAGATGTGGTCATTAGCCGCTCAACGCTGTCGGAGAGTCAAGACGTTCAAAACGAACGATCCTGACCTCCCTGGCGTAAAGGCTTATGACGACATGGTTAGCAAGGTGGTGAAGAACCTCCTTTTCGAGAGTAGGGATGTGGATGGGGAAATGAAGGCTATTCCCATGCATACCTCGATGATCGAAAAAGAAGCGAATACCGGGCCCAACAGGGGGGCCATAAACTTAAAGAAGCAGGTCCGGAAGACTTATGAGAGTGCGCTTGCGCACAATCAGAAGTTCTGGGCCCGTTCCTCTTACCAGTTTGATCTGGAGAAGTTTCCTATGCTACCACTCGACGAGTTGGAGAGCACAAGGCGGTATGAGGCACTCATCACAAGCGATGAAGAAGCTATAATGGCTGCTTCCGCTTTGGCGATGACCAATTAGGATAGATTAAGCATAAACTTTAGTAGTAATAGCATATAAATATGATAGAACTTGTTTGTGCTTGTATTAAAGGACGAGTCTGTAACTTCGGTTGCCGGATATTAAGTATATCCTTGTCCGCGTGTCGTAGAGTAGTGGAGTCGAGAAAATTGACCCTACTACGAGAGCTTTGAGCTCCAACACGTCCGTAACCCTCTAGTGGAGAGGGCCTTTGGAG